CTGAGAACGTGCTGTGTATTTAAAAGAGGCCGAAATTGTTAAGTTGATCGGGGAAGGGATTGGGTTCGCCGTTGCCATAAAGATAGTCGTGATGGGCGTAGAACGAGACCTCGAGGGGCTCGATATGCCTGAACGAGAGCGCTGCGTTGATGCGCTTCTTCGTGGCGTTGAAGAACTCTTCGCCGTGCTGGACGGCGAAATGCAAAGCGTCTCGACAGTTGTCACGCAACATATCGGTTGGTTCCTTCGCTTTGCGAATCCAGTTAGTTAGCTCCTGTATGACGACTGGTTCAATAGGAGCGTGGAGATGGTTACCTATTTCGCAGGCTCGAAAGCCGCGGCGCAGGAAGGTGAGCGCAGAGAGATGGTCGTAAGGCGTCATATCCGTGCTCTTGTTGGCGCTGGTAAGCACAAAGCCAAACTTCGCGAGATAATTCGCGATGTTACAGCGGTTGAAGATTGGTGCTATGTGCTCAGCGACAGACACGATGTTGTCGTCACCGTACATCTTAGTTCGGACAAAGCGGCGGAAGTTGTCGAGCGAGGCGTCGTAGCCACGCGTCTCCCTTGCTATGCCCAACCAGGAACAGTACAGGATGATGTAATTAGCCATCGTGTTGATCACGGTCGTTGCGGGGTTGCCAGAAGGATGTCCGTTTAACGTAGTGAAAAGGTCGGTCCGGAATTGGTGGGTGGTGTGAGCGATTTCGTCGAAGAGCACTTCGCGAGCCTCAGCACCTTGTCCGTCGTAGGCGTCGTCGATGATGGTTCGTATGGCGTCGAGTATTTGGGGGCTGATAGAGCCGTCGAAGTTACTATAATCAGCGTCGAAAGCGATGGTGCCGACGCTGGCCAAGTACTCGTACATGCGAGTCCAGTCATACGATTCGGGATTCATGCCAACAGCAGAGAAGGTCTGACGATGCGAAGCGTAGAACGCTGCGACGAAATCACCACAATACTTACGGAATGTGATGACGTAGTCAACGGGTGGGATGGTGATAAGCCGGGTCTTGCCCTGCGCGACTTTCTCGACTGGTCGTTTTTCGTCTTTGTACACATCGAACCAGACTGACTCGATCCTCTCGCGGGAGCCAAAGCCAATCTCGCGCATGTCGAGACGTTCGCGGAGGACACGGTCAGAGACGTGAAAACTACCGTTGTTCATAGTGAAGAGATGGGTTTTGCCCTTAACGTTAGAGCGCATCTTAGCGTAGGGCAGGCCAGGTGACGTCGACATGTCGATGCCGTGGCAGTACTCATCTTCACCAGAGCCGTTGATAGCTTCTTCCTCAGTCCAGAGTCGCAGGCGTCGGTGGTCGGGCTTCTTCATGAAGGTGTTGAGCTCGTAGGCCAGCGCTTGGGTGGCAGCGAGAACATCAGCTTCAGGGAAGTTTAGGGTCGTCTTACCAAACTTAGGCACTGAGACTGCTGCGGGGTCCACGCCAGGATAGCGCGGATCGTTGCTAGTGAGCATAGCAGGCTCAGTCTCGTGCTCGTAAGCTTGGTCAAAAATGGATGACTGGCGAAGGGTAGTCGAGCGCGGACAGGAGGCGCTTTCGGATGGGTGGACGCGGCCGTGTCGCAGGAGGGCGGTGGGAGGGACGTTGTTGAGACAGTCGTAGTTGGAGATGACCGGCAAAGTGGGTCCAGTCACTCCAGAGTCGATACGACTCACGACCTGTTCGAGGAACTCCCGGGTGATGATGCTCCCGTAAGCCAATCTAGACGGATCGGGCGCTCCCCAGCCGGCGACGTGGAAGCCGAGGAGGGGGGAGCCGTTGATGTTGTCAGGCTCGATGATGAGAGTTCCACAGTCTCCGTCTCCGACGTTGGTTGCGTCGTACTCCAGATGAGTAGAGAGTCGGTAATCAACATTACCGTCTGAGTACAACAAGGCGCCCTTGCAGTGCACAGGGGTGGGGGCCATACGGTAACCCAGACCCTCGTGCACTAACAAGGCCGCGTCGATAGACTTGCGACCAGCGATGGACGACTCGGTGTGGAACAGCGGAATGTTGTTGGGGTATGAGTTGAAGGTGGCGGGCAGACGGTAAACGCAGAAGTCTCTTGCAGGGAAGTGGGTGAAGTCAGACTTCTGAGCATTGATTGCGATGCCGTTCACCACCACCTGCACCTCATCGCGAATTCTATTGTAGAGATGGCCTGGGAATCCGACGAGTTTGCCCTTAAGGGGAAAACCGTAAATGCCAGAAGTTCCCACGTGGGCAGAGATGACGTGCGGCAGAATGCGTTTGGCGATCGCTTGTTCGTTATTGTCAGCGGTCCCTCCCTGTGTGGAGGGCGCCATATACGGCACGGTGGGACGGTGGGTGGTGCGCCAGTTGATACCAGACTGTGGGACAACAGCTGGTTGTTTAGCGGCAGCAGCTTTAGAGACTGTACGCACAGCCCAGAGGCAGCCGACTGCGATGCCCATCCACTTGATGTTGGTTGACATAGATGGTAAGGCTTTGCCTATCTGGGAGCAGAACTTGCTCCACACTCCTGTGTCTGCATCTTTGCAGCGGGCAGCTTTTACGGCACGAGGCACGTGTGGAAGCACGCCAGCATTGATGGCAAGCAAGCACTGGTGCTGGAGTGGTGTCAGTTGGACATCGATAGGTTCGAAGATGAGGTTTGGTTCGTTACCGACGATGCGGAAGCGGATACCGTCGAGGGTGCGCGAAGCACTGTTGATCGGGTCGAGAGTGTACTCTCGGCGCCGGACGACGGGTTCGACTTCGGCATTGGTGGTGGTATAGTCGGTGTACATCTTTGCAACTGCCTCAAGCCCAGGTGACTTTGGGAGCGTGGCAAGCTGTTTCAGGATGTGTTCACGCATCTTGACGGCGATGACGTAAGTCATCTCGTCAGCTGTCATGGCGTCAGGAGGAGGCTGAGCGGGAGGAACAACAGCTTCGTTAGGATCGAGGATGATGAAGCGCTTTCCACCCGGAGTGTTCCAGGGGTAGGCGTGGATGAGGATGTTGCGGCGGGACCAGATGTTGGCGGGTTTGGCCCAGTCGTTCCACTTGGGATACGGGACGTTAGTGTTCATGATGACAAGGTGGGACGTGAACTGTTTGCCTTTGTCGCCTAGAGCAGCCATCGGCACTTCGTAGGAAGCCGTACTACCAGCGAGAAGGATCTCCTGCAAAGCTGGGTCACCTTGCGCTGAGGTGTAGGCAAAGACGTCGTCGTATCTCACGATGGGTTGGTTGACGTATCCGTTCCAGTGGACGACTGTAGGGTTCCGGGTGTAGACGTTCGAGTGGGGGTTGTAGCCAAAAATGTCTGTGAGCTTGTCGCATAGTTGATCCACGTATACAGACTTACCCGCTGCCGTATCTCCAGAGACGCACACCATGAAGGGCCGCACCCGTCTAGCCGACGGAGCGAACCTCAGAGGGTGTAGGTCGTTGTAGAGAGTCAGGAAGCGAGTGATGTATTTCTCGACCATGACTTTGACTTTAGCGCCGTCATTGCCTTTCTCACGAGCCGTGGTTAGGGCATGGTGCACATAAGTCTCGACAAATGCTGACCAAGTGTCGAGTACGACGTGGCCGAGAGGATCGTTCTGGATGGCAGCCCTACCGTTGGTAGACTCAGTCTCCTCGACGAAGCGGAAGAACTCGAGCATCATGTCGGGGTCGTCAAAGACATGTTGCAGGGTGCGGGCGGCGACGTGACCAGTATAAAAGTCACTGACATATTGGTATGCGGATCGAAGGTAGTCTAAGAGAATGAAAGACGAGGAGATGCCCCGCTGAAGGTTGTTGATACTGCGGCCCTTGTCAGACAAAAATCGCACGAACGATGTAACGTACTTGACGGTACCAGCGCCACAAGCAGTGGCGAGAGTAAACGTAGCAAGCACGCGCTCGAGGATCGACGAATCACCCGCCTGGGCTATCGGTATGTCTGAGGTTGCGACTGCAGTGCCAATAATCTTTAGGACGCGCTTGATGGTGATACCGAACGACTGCAAAGTGACTATGGCGGTTGCAATGAACTGGGGCACGGTGTCAGCAGTGACCAGCAGGTACGCGTGTATGCCTTGGCTGACTAATTTGTCAACAGACATGTTAGCTACACTGGTGGAGAACTGTGACGCCATGTCCTGGAGAGTCTTGAGCAGGTTGGAGAAATCGGTAGCTGCGCCAGCCACGGCTCCTGTAGCGGTTGTTATGCCGCAAGGATCCCGCACAATACTGGCCACGGAGTCGACAACAGCGCTAGCCGCGTGCGTCAAGAGTGGCCCGAATTGGGGCTGAGATGCAGTCCTAGCAGAGGGAGGCCAGTGGAACATCTGTGGATGTGGGAGACGGGGGGTCGTATTCAGAACCGAGGGGTTCATCATACCACTAAGCCGAAAATCCGAAGGTTCAGTGACGGAGTTGAAAACAGTGTTGACCGGTGGAGGGAAAGCGGGGGCGTACATTGTGAAGTCCTCGACGGAGAAGAAAACGCTGATGGAGTAGTTGGTGCCTGAAGGAATTGAAGGCATCCAAAGCTGCAACTTCCCGAGCGACGATGTGGAATTCACACCTTTGCGAGAGAAGAAGCGATTGAGCCTCTCGGAATTGATGGGGAAAGGCAACACTCCATTGACGATGCCGGCAACAAACGTAGTAGCACCGTAGGACTGGACGTTCTCCAGAGGGGTTCCAAAGTACGCGTCGGGGGGGATGTGGGTGACGATGAACTGCTGGGGTGCAGACAACTCAGCCATGAAGGTGAACGTGAAGTTTCCGTTGAATCCAGCACAGCAGCGGGGCAACTCGCAGAAGCGAGCTCCCCACGACAGGGCAGCGATGTCGGAAAAGTCGAGGTCAATATGCTCGGTCCAGCCCTGCTGGGCAGTCTGGCCCTGGAGCTTGGTCATGAGATTGAGTCGGGGAAGCGAGTCGATTTCGGGGGCAGCACAGGTGGCAAGCGCAGCGGTCATCCCAACAACGTCGAGCACGTCTTTGACAATGGTGCCCACGTTGCTAAAACGAGTAGCTACGTTCGGCTGCCATTTGGCGTGATCAGCGGCGTTGTTGCGGATGGTGGAGCCGCTGGCAGACAGAGATGAGCGTGTCTGTGCGTTTGGCCCGTCAGGGACGCCGTGGTCTTGGTTGGCGACAGAATGGGAAACCCCGTCAGACACAGGGTACTGAGCTGCAAGAGCATTCTGGTTCGCAATTCGTTCGATGCGGTCCCACTCGTGCTGTATGGGTTGCTGCTGTCGTGGCTGGAATGCGGGGGCCTCAGGATTGAGATTACGCGAAGCGTCGTTTTGCACAACGACCTGCGGGTCCATCTGCGCGTGAGCGTGGGATGGGTGGTGTATAGTTGGAATCTTGTAGTCAAAATCGGGGCCGGGCATCCAGAATGCGGGGGCTTCAGGATTCAGATTACTCGAAGTGTCGTTTTGCACAACGACCTGCGGGACCATCTGTGCACGTGGCACTGTTGGTGCGACAGCACGAGATAGGTGGTGTATAGTTGGAATCTTGTAATCAGAATCAGGCCCGGGCATCTGCCTAAGCAAAACAGATACATGGGTGGGAGCACCGTCGGGTGCCAAGAGAGGGTTGTAGACGACAACGAAAATGTTGCCGTTAGTGGTGGCGTACGAATTGTCATTGGGCAGAATGGGCCGCCAAGGTCTGTCGTAGTTCCACTCGGCTTCGACAGTGATCGAAGTGTCAGGGTCCTGGTTGTTAAGGTGAAGGAGGGCGTAGCGGTAGTTCATAAATTCAGACACCGTTGTGGGAGTGATGTCTGGGTCAGGAACCCAGACGAGGAGTAGCGAGCCGGAGTGCTTGCTCATGGTAACGGGGTCGACGCGGAAACGCATCGAACCAGTCCACCAGGAGTACCACATCGACTTGTACATCTCCCAGGTGACTGGGGGCACGTCCTTGTTGGTAAGGTCGTAGCCCAGCCAGGGGTGCACTGGTACTTTGGCAAGTACGGCACCACGAACATCGCTAGTCTCCCAGGCGTAGATGTTAAAAGGCACGTCGCGATGGGTCAAGTTATTAATAGACACGCCCGGTCCGCAAGGAACGATCTCGCTCGTCGGAGCGCGCTCGTACACATTGGGGACCGAGACTTGCATCCCTGGTCGGGTGACGACATGCGGGATGCCCATCTGTGTTTTGGGGAAGAACATCTTGTAGTTGTTGAAAGCTACAGAGTGGTACATGTTGAGAGTCGTAGCGACCCCAGTAGCAGACTGCAGCGGGGCTAGACATACGACTTCAACCTCCCAGATGTACTCCGTCCCTCGCATCATGTCATTGGGATGCACCCAAGGCAAGACGAGGACGGCAGAATCACCGGATGAGATGTCGATCTCGACGCTGTAGGGGTTCGCAACGGCCCGAAAGCCAGCAAACGGAGCGTCGAGGAAAGACTCGGCAGAAATGTAGGGGACGGCAGTCATTACGTACCGCCCCGACATAAACATCATAGGATTGTACCGCACGGTGATGGTCGCAGACTCGAAGGACGCTTGGATCCAACGATCTTTATTGATGACGTGTTCGGGAGAATTCGTCGACACGTTGAAAGACACAACGTGGGTGTGCTGCACGTCAGATGTGCTGAGGACAAACGAGTCAGCAGCGTTAATGTCTTTGGCCATGTAACGCGTCATGTCCCAGTTGGCTTCGGCATAGCCGTCTCGCTTTGCGGGTGGCATGCCTGTAGCAGCAGGGAATGGCTGAGAGGTGTATTCGGTGGAGTAAGTCACCTCTTTGTCCATCTGAGGGTGCGGCAAATTGCGGGCTGTAAGTATCGCGCGGACTGTTTCTGTTGTTTCGTCGAAACGCGGATCCAAACGGCCGTGTGCAAGGTAGGGTCGGGCAAAGCCGACGAGCACGTCAAGCGCCTTGCACGGGTCGCTCTGTTTACCAAAATTGTGGTAATGGCGCAAGATGTCATTCATGCGCACAATGGCACTGGTTGAAATTGTGCCAAGCTTCCGAACAGCTGACGCACGCTGGTCGGGGTTCCCGGTTTCGTACCGGGTGATCTGTAGCTGGTACTGATCAATGATGGTCGTAACAGCATTTGAGAGCGACTGGGTCGCTATGGGGTCGGGGTTGAGCCCGTAACCGAGGATGTCCTCGTAGAGCGCCCCGTCGGGACCAGCCACCACCTCACGCACGGGTGCAGTGCGGGGATTGGATGATCCTGACTCTCCTTCATCTAACACCAAGTTTACCAGCTCGACTGGTAAGTTGTTCTCCATAATGGAGGTTTGTCGTATTGACTTAAATAATTAAATAAAAGATAAAGATAAAGGTTTCAAATTGCAAATAGTACGTTCTACGAGAGCTCAATGGCGTGTCGTTTATCGTCCG